CTGATAGCTTGTATAGTGTCCAAATGAGTATAGATGCGAACATGAACGTCAGGTTGTTGTCGAGCGAGTAAATAACGCCCACTAGGTTGGCTGTTTGCGATGTACGGATAGTCGAGTTGAATAACGTGTATAAATCAAGCCCTAGTGGGTACAGGTTGTTTAAGAACACTAGTACTGCCAGCAATGTCAAAACCTTTCGTAGATTGCGTAGGCGTGGGTGAATAGGCGACTTGCGAATGCGCCATTGCTTGCGTAGCACAGCGATAATAAAGCCCTCTGAAATGAGCCTACCGATTAGTAACAGTCCTGCTAGTAGTTGAATATCCATCTAGTGCTTCCCACCCGTCTTCGATTGTTTGATTTGTGCGCCTGCGGCTAATGCTATTTTAAGCGTAAAACCATTTTCAACCAATAGCTCTTTCATGTGTTGATTTACTGCATCAGCTTTTTTGGCTGCATCTTCACTAGCACCCTTGTGTAATTCGACTTCAACACGACTCGTAGGTGGTGGCACTACTACGATGGGTTCTGTTTTTGGTTTGCGGTTAAATAATGACCACATGGTTATCGTCTACCTTTCACGGCTTCTATTTTACCAGCTAACAGCTCTTGTGCCTGTGCGTTTCCTAACAATACTGTCTGGTCGTTCTTAGCCATTTCGCGATAGTCAGTAGTGTGGGTTTTGTTGTCTTCAAGTCGGGCGCTCTGCAATAGATCGATCTTAGCATCCTTTTCATCAATCTTTTTAGTGTAGTAGCTGAATAAAAAGCGGATGACCAGCGCCAAAACAATAACAGTTACGCCAAGTACGCCCTGCGTGAAATAGTAGCCAATCGCGGTGCTTGCTGGGTCAGCGTTGGTTGCTGCGAAATAACCTAACATAACCTAAGAACTCTCGTATGGATAGTCGCTATAAATATCTCGACCAGAGGTGCTAATGCTACCCAGCTTTTGGTTACCGTAAAGCCCCAAGTCGTGCAATTCTGATTTCTTAAACCATAGATCGCCAGCTGGGTTAGTGAATGTGATGTTTTCAGAATACGGACCTGCTGTTTGCTGAATACTGTTTGCTGGTGGTGCATCGGTAGGCGTGAGCATAGCACGCTTGGCCGCTTCCATGACGACCCATTGAACAGTCTGAAAGTATGCTGGCGTGCTGTTGACCTTGGCATCAATATCAAACGTCTGCTGGTCTGCAATCGTGCGTAGGCGGTTACTGGCGAGCGACAATAGCTTATCGGCACGCGCATCTTCTGCTGTGGTTAGTGACTTCCAAAACAACTCTAAATCTTCGTGATTAGCGTATGGGTTTGGTGATGTTACTGGTGTTGTTACGCCTGCCATGATTATTTACCCCCACTTTGCATAAAACCTTGCTTTTGTAGCTCTTCACGGCGCAATGCAAGCTCTTCTGCTTCACGGATACTAACACCCAGCATTCGGTAGCCAGCAACAGTACCAATAAGCTCTGGCATGACCTGAGTGAGCTTATACATGGCATCGCCAGTTGCGCCGATGTCTACTGCAAATATTGGCTTCCATGCCGGTACCATGTCTTTGAGCTGTTTAGGTATGACGTTGTTGCCATCAAGCGCTAGGCGTAGGGTAATAGCAATCTCTTTAATCTGCTTGCCCATTTCGGCTTGGCTGGTGGTCGCTTCGAGTATAAGATCGGCTGACATTGCAATCAGGCTGTCGGCACTGCTAGGGTTGTTGGTTTCGTAGCCCAAGTTAGCCATTGTAAGTGATGTTTCAGCACAGAAGTCACGGGCTTTGTCTTTTTTGCTGGTTTCAAAGCCGTCAATGCTCATCTGGGCGAGCTGACCGACCTTTGGCGCTTCGCCCTCTTCGTCTTTGGTCATAGTCCAAACCAAACCGATGGCGCTGTCTAGTTTCTCATCCTTTTCAACACCCTCGGCAAGACCACTAATATAGCGCTGTGGCATAGCGTAAAATTCTTCGGCAATTTCAAGTCGGCGCTTCATTCGCCCGACTTCGTTGATGATACGGCGCACGGTGTTTGTGAGTCGTGACTTACCTAGTGGGCGGTCAGCGCTTTGGCGGTGGGTGAGTGGGTGCAACAGAGTACGACCAGTTGGGTTGTCTACAACTTCATCTAGCATTCGGTTCTTGAATATTGCGGTGTAATTAGGCATGAACAAAATGTAGTCTTTTGGCGCGTACATGATGCCTGGCTTCTTTGGTTTTGGTATGTGCCACTTGGTAACTGCAAGACCCCATTTAAGCAAGCCTGTGATTGGGTCAATCTCACCAGTCGCTTCTTGCGCGGTGAATGGTACTAGCACTTTCGGGTTCACTGATGGCACTGGGTTGTCTGAAACAGCCACAAAGCCACAGCCAGCAATGAATGTATCGTGCTTGGCATTGCCAATGACTCTATAGCCACCAATGTCTTCTAAGTACTGGTTGATGCCCCATGTATCTTTAGCGAACCCGTCAAACACAACACGGTCAGAAACGGTGTTGACTGCCCGACCAGCCCAGCCGATGCCTGGGCGCAATCGGCGCATTCGCATAGGGGTTGAAATGCCAAAGTCGGCAATATCATTGTCGGCGTTGTAGTAGTCATATTTGTTTTGAACAGTAGTCTGCTTGCTGGCAAGACTGAATAATAGCTTGTTGGCTATTCGGTTCGCTTCATATATGATTGGGTTTTGCTCCGGCTGCATATCCTATTTCAGTCCTTTTAATGCCGGTTATGCCGCCCCGTAAGCGTAATTGTTTATGGTTGTTATTATACCAGATATTGTAATTGTAGCATAAGTACAATCTCTGGCTAGTCCAGCTCCGTTATGCGAACGAACGCGCCACCGTTCTTTGGGCGGTGTTCGGCTTGGACTTTCAGCAATGGTACATCTTGCCATTTATCATCGCGTAGCACTAGGCACTCTACCAACATGTCTAAAATGCTGGTTAATCTATTGTCTAGGTCGGCTTTTGCCAATGTCGCAAAATATATAATCACTTCAATTTGCACGGGTTTGTAAAATCGTTCGCGTGTTTGGATGCGTACTTGCTTCATGGCATCGTCTTGCCATTGAACAAATTTTTTACTCGGCAGTGAAACGCCAGACCGTAAATTTATGCGCGAGTTCTTTTTGCTGGGTACACTACCCTCTAATTGAAGCTCAACGGTTTTTGGGTTTGACATAGTTTTGAAGCTCGCCATTGCGTGTTTTAAAGCCCTCGGTGAATATCGAGCAGTCACAGCCACCATGCCGGTGGTAAACCTGCGGCGGTATGTCGTCACCGATATAGACACCCTGCAATTCTTTACACCAGTCACAGGTCTCTTTGCCGTTCATCTTGCGCGTAACCCGAGGGTGTTTGCCACTTTGAAAGGCATTTACCACTGCGTCATTCTGGGCTTTTGTGGCCGCATAATCAAGATAGTTGCGTACATACTCCTGCAAGCCGACATTACCAGCTGAAACACTGCCTGCGGCGACTTTAGCAAGCCCGAAGTATCGGTTATCAATACCCAAGCCCCGTGTATGCTCAATTTCCATGTCAAACGCATTCATGTCGTAGACTTGGTTGTAGATTGCAACGCCCACTTCCCTAAATAATATCTCTTGGTTGCGCTGGCGCACATCTGGGGCAATTTCGGGGTTGTTTATCAAAGCGATGGTTGCCATCACTTTGTCTATGATCGTTTCGTTTAACCCTGCGTAGTTCATGAGTCAAACCCCCAATCAGCAATCGTGGCTTTTATATCATCGAGTGATTTGATTGTGCTGTTCACGCGCTTTTCTGAGTACACAGAACCGCGTGTAGGCTCTTTTGTGGCAATAAGTACATCTATGAAGCGTGAAGCCTGTGAGTCGGTCAGTGCGTGCGTGATTTCGTGTATCGTACCAGCATCCTGAACAATGGTGGCACTGTCACCGACAATTTTGCTTGCTCGCAAAAGCTCTTTCACCTCTTTGAACTCTTTGGTATGGACCACCACCAAATCGGCAATGTAACTGCTTTGGTCTTTAGTTGCCATCTGGTGCTACCTCCGCTGACTCTACTTCTGATATATCGACAACAGCTACACCCTTTTGGGTTTTGCCGTTAGCATCAACTACTGGGGTTGCAATATGAAATCGGTAGACCTTTTCGCCCTTTTCATTGGTCGCCATTTTACCCTGCGCCCAGTCTTCATTCAACTTTTTGCCATCAGTTTTAGTTAGCATTTGAATATCGCCAGTGAATTTGTTTATATATGCGAATAGCTTTTTACTCATAGACATATTTTACCACACAAAAACGCCCCATTTCTGGGGCGCTCTTGCTGTGCTACTCAGCGGTTAGGCTGATGGTGCTACACCGTCAAGCAGTGCAAACGCCTTGTAGTCCATGAAGCCAAAGCCAATTACTGACTCTGCGCGGATTGCGACTTCGTTGGTGCGCTTTAGGTCACCTTCGCCGTCTGGGTTACCAAACTCGATCAGTTCAAGTGGCATATCGCGAGCGACACCCCATTTGAATGCGTTGAAGTCTGCCATGATCGCGTTAAGCGTAGCATCTTCCTCGTCAAGTTCTTGGCGACCTGAAACGGTGTCACCTGCTGCGGCGTTTAGACCTTGGAAGCTATCGAAGCCGAAGCCTAGACCAAGTTCTGGGTATCGCTTAACACCCTGGCTTGTTTCAACGCGAGCCAACGCGCCTGCAAATACTGGGTCAAGACCAATACCAGTTGCAACGTAACCCTCGCCCTGTAGAGCAGATGCAAGCGCTTCAACGTCTGCATTAGCATCAGCAGTTCGAGTAACGACATTTACGCCGTTAGCTGCTTTGGTTAGGTACTCAGTGACCGCACCAGTTGCACCGGTAGCTGGGTTGACACCGTGAATGGCAAGCAAGTCAAGCGCACGGCTGATTGCTGTTGCTGCATTCGCGACCAAATTCTCAATAAGTTGAGTTTGGTAGTCTTCGTCTT